GCAAATCCACGATCCCACCTGAGCCCTTCACGGTTCATGACGAGGTAGCCTACAATCGCGACTGCCAGCACGATGAGAAATATAGTCTGCATACGCATCTTATATACTGGTGCGAAATTATATCCCCTGATAAATTCACCAACGCTTGTAAGAAAGCATGTTTGCCATCATGTTGTACAGTCCACGCTGCCAACACTGTCTTGAGATATTCAAACTGTTGGATCAGTGTCCCGTGAAGGACCAAATCAAATATCAAAATATCCACGAGGAACCCATTCCAGATGATTATCGCAAGGTGCTTACCCATGTGCCTGCCTTGATTACCAAGGACGGAAGACCTTTGATGGGACCGGAGGTCAAGCAGTGGGTCCTTTCAATGATGCCAAGTGAAATTGAATCCTTTGATCATTCGGCATTTGCTTCCTTTGATGGAAATCCCAATTCGGCACCTGGTCTTTTTGAACTGGAATCCTATGGCGCTCCATTGGCACCCCCGATGACCCCCGAGTTGGAAGCTAAGATAAACAAGAAAACCACTAACTAGAAAAACAGAAATGATCACAAATCCAGAAGAAGTTCCAAGATCACTAGGTAATGTATATTCCTATAAACAAGGCTATTCGTCGTGGAAGGAGTTCATCAAGGAACGCGGAGAAGAAGGATTCAAGCAATTCCTTGAAGACCTTTACTTAAACAAAACGCGCACTAAATCTAGTAAATGTTCTTGAAAACGATTCAAGCGTCCGCATTTAAAAACATCTTTGAGGTCTTGAAAGACATCCTCAACGATGTTAATGTATCTTTTAGCAAAAAGGGTATTCACATGCTAACCCTGGACAATGCTCGCACTGCCATGGTGGAACTTTTTCTGGATGCCACTCAGTTTGAAGAATATTCATGTGAACATGAAATTATTGTTGGTATCAACACTACCAATGTATTCAGAGTTTTGAAGTCGGTTACGACCAACGACGTACTGGTGATGAAAATTGAAGAGGACCACGTGCTCAATATTTCCATCGAGAACAGCAGCAAGAAGAGTCGGAGTCACTTTAATTTACGCCTTCTGGATATCAATGATGAAATGTTCGACGCTCCTGACTTGCCAGTGGTCAGCATCACAACCTTCCAGACCGTGGACTTTCAGAGATTGTGTAGGGATATTTCCCACATTGGTTCTGAACTGACCATCGAGCGTTCCTACAAAAAGGTTGGATTCAGGTGCACAGGAGACTTTGCCGAACAGTATACCGAATATGATATTGACTCGGATACAAATGATTTTGATTCTATGAAAGATACATTTTCTTTGAAGTATCTCAACTTGTTCACTAAGGCTACTTCAATGTGTTCCAATATGAAACTTCTCCACCACGGAGAGGAGATGCCTCTCGTCCTGGAGTACAAGGTTACTTCACTCGGTGAACTCAGGTTCTACCTGGCACCAAAGTCCGAGGAGTAAGTTCATCGTCCTTCTTGATGACAATCTTCTTACCAAACATGTAGACGTGCCACTCATCTGGCACCTCCTCGTTTGCATCAAATAGATCCCTCATACGGATGTCTTTGACGTTGTGAAAGTCCGACCTCGGTCCGGCGTAGCGAAGAAAGCGTGCCGTGTCCCACATGATTACCTCGCCATTCTCCATAATCGCTTCGACCTTTTGAATCATGATCGGTCCCTTCATCCTTGGCTCTTCCTCATCTTCGATGATATCATCGACCTTGCGCATGGGATCCCTGGTCACCATGGAATAGGGTGCGCCACGAAATGTATACTCTTGCTCATAGCGAATGTTCTCAATGCAATCGGGCTTCTTTCTACGAAGGACGTAAATAGCATCCCTGAAGTCAGGGTAGTAACATGTGGTGTAGATGTCACCAGACTTCATCAGTGGCCATCCATCCATGACCCTCTTCCAGTCGGGCGAGGGGAAAAGACAATCACGCTTGGTGTTGATATCGTATATCATCTTCAAAGGCATCGTGAGACGGTAGTGGTCCTCGTTGTACCACCACCCAGCCAACTTGATGAGTAAATTATACATTTAAAGTTATAGTGACATTTTTCTTTAAATGAGTTTACTCGAGAGATATCATGCAAAATTAAAGGAGTATGAAAATGATCCCCCGACACTTCATGACTATATCACCATGGCAGCACCCTTCATACACAGATACCACGAGGAAAATTGCAGACGCGATATATTTTTGGAATACATGCGCGTCGTGGAAAAAGATATAACAACGGTGACTGACACCGATTTTATTGACAACAATGTTATTCAAATAGATAATTGTAAAAAATGTAATTCAACAAATGTTTATGAAAATGACATTGATGGAGAAATTGTGTGTCAGGACTGTGGTGCATGTGAAAATTACATTGCCACCAGATTGTCCTATCAGGATGAGCAGGACATTTCAAAGAATACTCAATATTCCTATAAAAGACAGAACCACTTCAATGAGTGGGTTCAACAATTTCAGGGTAAGGAGACGGCAAATATCCCAGATGATTTGATAGAACAATTGCGTTACGAACTCAAGAAGCAGAGGGTCGAACAGATTTCCAAGATCACTCACGCCAAGGTCAGAGGGCTGCTGAAAAAGTTGCGCCAGAACAAATACTATGAACACATTCCCTACATCACAAACATTCTTACCGGCGTGAGACCTCCTGAGATGCCAGCCGCCCTGGAGGAACGCCTCAGGCTCATGTTCAATGAAATACAGGAACCCTTTGACCAGGTATGTCCCAAGGATAGAAAGAATTTTCTGAGTTATCCCTATGTGCTGTACAAATTCTGCGAGTTACTGGGTGAAGATCAATACCTCCCCTATTTCCCTTTACTGAAGTCCAAGGAGAAACTCACTCAACAGGATGTCATCTGGAAGGACATGTGCAAGTTACTCAAGTGGGAATTTATTCAAACTGTATAATAAGCAAGGATGTCGTCCTACATGAGACTGAATGACGGGATTTCCCTCAATAAGATCAACCCGTACGCCGACCCTATGGAATTCACCCCTGGCGTCCCGCTGGGTGGAGCCTACAAGTCGGTCTACGAACCCTCCGAAGAACCCCAGGTGGCGCTCGTTAACGCGGTTCGTCCCACAGGAGATGCTCTCGGGGGACCTCTCGAGACCCAGATGGCAGAGCCGAGTCCGGGTTGCGAGAAGACCATCGCCGCGGGGTGGAGGACCCCCTACTACTGCACGCCTGGCTCCCAGGACTACCCTCTGAACCGGAAGCCGGTTCCAGAACGCATCTATTCGCTGCCTCCCTGGAACAATGTACCCAAAACCAATGACTCCATCCTGGTGAAAAAGGAGGGAATGTCGGGAAGCATGGATGCCGCCAACCTTGCGGGAAATACCGCCGCCGCTATCCTCATAGCCCTCAGTGTTATGACGCTCATCAAATTTTTGTAATTTTATCACCCTCGATTTTAGGGTTTCGTTTTTCTATTGTATCCCTCTCGGACTGAATTTTATTCAGGATACCTGAACACTCGTGAAACTCCAGTTGGATACAAGAGGTACATAGAGACGTGTGATCACAGTGATCACATGGAATACAGATCATCTTCTTCTTCTTACAGTGACCACATCTCATATTAAAGAAGTGACGAGTCTTACTTTTAAATATGGAAGCCAGAAACTTTCGAACCTTTCTTGGGAACATCATCAAAGCGCGTGATGAAATTCAAGGATCCAAACCAACATTGCCCAGGGTGTCCACGATGACGGTCATGGGAGGCAGGGACGGCATCACGACTCCTCTCGCGACTTTCAAAGAGAAGTTCGTCGACGGGACCGGTGGATGGAACATGGGCACAACACACTTTAACAACTCGCTGACGCTGTCCAAGGATGTCGGCGAAACCAAAAAGCGATCGGTCAAGTTGTTTCCCAACGGGAAGATTCACGTGACAGGATCATCTACACCCATGGAAGGACTGGACATCATCCAGGAAATTCAAAAAATAGTAGATGAGGTCTTTCCTGAGACCACCAACAGTCCCGTGTCACCCATGGAAACACAGATGATCAATGCAACGTTCCGTCTTCCTCACGGCATCGATCAACTGGCTTTGCTGGATCTTTACAAGAAGCATCGCAAGCATGTGAAGAAGGTTTCTCTCAACCCAGAGACTTACTCAGCCGTGAAAGCCAAGATGTTCAACATGACGGTCAGCATCTTTAAAACTGGAAGCATCGTGATGTCGGGTGCCAAGAACTTCAAGGACCTGACCATGGCATACAAGTTCCTAATCAAGATCCTCTACAACCCCAAGGTCAAGGGCGATGCCATCGAGATCAAAATCAAGAATGAACTACTCGTACATCAGCGCGAACAATTTCACCAGAGGATCAGGGATTTTTATCTACTGAATAAGTAAAAGATGTCTCAGCGTCTTGGTATGGCCGATGGTCGCGCCTTCACGATTTACACCTCGAACCAGTTGATCAACGATAAGATCATGGCTGATAATGGTATTGCTTATCCTCTTAACTACCAGTACCGCCAGTTGATCGCCAAGATGGGCCCCGATCTGCTCAAGCCCGTCACCGACCTGCAGCGCGTGGGCCCGGTGCCAGCCAACAGCATCACCCGATGCTTCTCGGCGGATGTCCCGCTGCTCAAGGTCCCCAAGACCAACTAAGTTTAGTTAAAGAAGTAACACCTTGAAATTCCATTATGGACTACGTAAAGCAATTTCAAGATGCATGTGCCGCTATGAAGAAGGACGGAACGCTCACCCAGGAGAGGATGACCGTAGCCTGGCTCATGTTTATGCCCAAGGATCAGGCTGAAAAGGCGATGAAACTTAGTTCGCGTAAAGCAGACCGCCCATCCCGTTCTGGACCCTGAGGATGTTGTAGTTGACCGCGTAGATCGCACCATCGATGTTGGCATCGCTGATGAGGCGGGCCGAGTCCATGCGTGAGAAGTTGCAAGTACCCGTGGGCTGGAGTTTGGGAGCATCCAGACAGAACGGAATCATCAATTTCACGCTCTGGAACCCATTGTCAGGCGCAGTCGTGTTGGTGGCAAACTGAGTGTGGTAGTAGGCCGACACGTGGTTGTAGTGAACATTCGACTCTTTCTTCTCGCCGACGTCCACACCGTTGAGCTGAAGAAGGACCTTGTTGCCCTTGTTGTCGAACACGGCACCGGCTGAGGCAATGAACTTGACCGGGTGGTTGAACGTAAGATCGGCAGACAGAGCGGTCGGCGTGGGAATGCGCTGAACCTGGTGGATGAGGCAGTCCATGGGCTTCTCGGCCATCATCCGGCGCTCGTCGGTATCGAGGTAGATGTAACGAGACCAGGCCTGGACACCAGTGCCCGAGACACCACCGGTAATATCGCTGCTCCAGTAAATGCGAACCTCCACATCATGATACTGGAGGGCTATCAGAGGAAGCGCCGACTGCCAGTTCTCGCAGAACCAGAACTTCATGGGGTACCACTGAGCCGTGGCATCGGCACCATCAGGACCGGACCCATAGACACTCTTGGAGAAAGAGTTCGCCATGGTATCGGTGTGAATGGACGTCGAATACTCGTAGTGCTGAGTGTCAATTAACTGACCACCAATATAAAGTTCAAGTTTGTCAACCACGGTGTTCCATGTGGGAGACACAATGTGACCACTGGCGTCGGTGACGACAAGGTACACATAAGAAAGGAGATCACCCTTGCGCTCGAAGCGGATCGAAGAAAGGCCGTTGTTCGCCGGGGTGTTCTGGATCACCTGACGCTCAATCACACCAGAAAAGTTTGTGTGGCGCTTGTATGATGACTGGAAAAAGCTAACCTCCGGGTTGCCAACCAGATGCGTATCCTGGGCACCCACCGCGACAAGTTGCGTAATACCACCCGACATATTTCAGTTATTATTATTGGACAATAAA